GGGCCCCATAGGGCCCCTCTGCTCAATAGACCTGACTTGGTTGTTGGGCTAACCCACATGGAGAAAAACCATGAGAGTACGTCGGCAGGGTAGATCCCTACCAGCCATCACTGGCAAGTCTTACTATTGGCTTGTGACATGGCAGGAAGCTGCCTCCTACTCAGGAGAAGCTTCTTCCTGGGAGTCGGTGATCCTGGACGACCTTGGTCGTCAACAGGTGAACCCGCTCCACTCCTTCCAGGTTCGTCCTGGTCGTACGAACGCGTCCATCGTTGCTAACGATGGATACGGGATGTACATTGGAGAGGTGGGGATACGCTCAGCTCATCTGCAACCTTCGTTGACCCTGGAGGGATCCTTCTTAGTGGATCTAAACTCCTGGGCGACGCGCGGTGCAAACCGTGCGTTGCCTATCAAACCAGTCTATGACCTTCCTGTCATCCTTGCGGAATTGACAGAGGCCAAACAACTGGTGGACGGGCTGAAGGGACTGGCTACGTCTTTACGACGTTTGTCTCGATCCAAAGAAGGCTTAATAGCTAACTTCGATGCTCTGCTAAAGGGCACCGGAGAGGCTACGATCGCCTTCCTATTTGGTTCGAAGCCACTGGCCGAATCCTTAGTAGATCTTGTTGGATTACACCAACGGATCGAATCCAGGATTCGACGCCTGCTATCGCAGCAGGGGAAGTGGAGCCATTTCGAAGTTGAGCTGCTCAAGGAACAAAGTCGGACACAGGCCGAGATCATCGACGCCTCGTATCCGATTCTTGAGTTGCAGTCGTATATCGTCGAGAACCGGGCAACCAAAACCGTAACCGAATCCGACAGGATTTGGTACGAGGGATGGGTCCGGCTTAACCCTTTCGAGGGCACCCCGACGGAGGTTCGCGAAGACCTGCGACACCTTCTGATGGGTGGCGACTGGAACGGCCGAGTTCTGTATGAACTGATGCCGTTCTCGTGGCTTCTTGATTGGTATACGTCTTGGGGAGCGTTCATCGAAAACGTGATGACACGCAACCTGTACTCGTGGCGGATGCCGTGCATCATGCACGAGACAGTGGAGGATATCAACCTTCGCGGACATGTGGCCTACAAGGACACAGCATCCACAACAAAGGTCGCCCGGGTGTCAGCCCAGAACAAGGTAACGGTGAAACGCCGTATGCCTCACTGGTTCGATACCCCGGGGTTCTCCTCGACCGGAATGACCGCATTACGCGGTTCAATCCTTCTAGGACTAGGTTTAGCCTGGTCCTAGCCACGTCGCATATAAGCGACCTACGTTCAGGCAGTCTGTGCCTGAGCCCTGACTAAGGAGTGCCAGATGGCTCTTTCAGATCCCCTCGTCACGAAAACAGCCGACACCATTACCGGCATCGGTGCTGATTTCAGCTTCGCGCGGACCAGCGACGACAATCCGAACTTCTCGGAGTATCGACTCGTTGGAATGAGCGGAGATCTTCAGGTCGTGCAAACGATTCGGGTCGCGAATTACCAGAATGGTAATAAGCACTCGCGTCGCATCGTCGTCTCGGAGCTTACCGAGACATACGACACGGTGCTCATGGTCGAGCATCCGTCGTCCCTGGTCAGCGTTTCTATGCTGATTGACGATCGCACGGTGGACGCCACGGAACTTAAGTATAAGATCCAGCGTCTCGCCTATCTGTTGGTTAACACCACCGATGGTGGTGTCCTCACCCGGCTTACGCAGGGTGAGACCTAACAGACGTGACGGCCGGCGGGGCCTTGTCAGCCCCGTCGGTATCCCAAGGGGGAAAGCCGTTTGGCTGTACCAACTCTAATCTCCTAAGGAGAGAAGACTATGAGTCAGTCGATAGTTTCCCGATCGGGACCAATCGAACTCCTACTCTTAGAGTCCATCATCATGGACCTAGGGGTTAAATGCGCTGTAGACGTTGAACGGGATATCCAATACGTTCAGCGGCGGTTTGGGATCGAAGGACCTCGGTTCTTCGAGTTGATCTTGCCCGAGCTGTCCTCCTTCTTGGAGGTCGGCTTGGAACAAGGGCATTTGCCCGACACCTGTGACGGTTTTAAGACAAAGAACCGTTGGCCCTCCTTTCTGGGGGGGTTCTTTGAACAGGTGTTCGACCGCACCGGAGCATTACGCACGGATGCCTCGGAAGATTGCATCTACGCAATCCGCCAGGTATCGCGGTTCTTCAAGAAGAAGAGAACCGCGTGTGCGCTTTCGGTAACGGAGGAGGCCTATGCTCAATACGTCAGAACTGACGATGAGCTGCGCAACCACAAGCCTAATGTTAGTTCTAGGCTTGGCCAGCTGTATGATACTATTGCTGGTGCGCTCTGGCCTGAATGCTTCGCCGACCTTGAACATCGGGTCGCGGATTTCTCTATCCATCCTCGGCACGGTAGCGGTGCTACTGCTGACCGGTTGGTTGGAAATGAGAAATGGAACCTTACTTCCTGGTTCCACCGTCTCGACCGGATCATGCCTCTCAGTCAATATTTCTCACCCAATCTCGGGTGGGAAGTTTGCGACGGAATTGAGGTCGATCCAACCGAGCCCGTAGTTCGGGTTACCTCGGTACCGAAGACTCAGAAGGCTCCTCGCATCATCGCGATCGAGCCTACCGCCATGCAATTCTGCCAACAAGGCATCATGCGCGGCATCTACGAGTCTATAGGGAATTCATGGTTGAATTCCCATATCGGTCTGCGCGACCAAACCAGGAATCAACACCTGGCGGAAGTCGCGTCGGTAGGCCAAGAGTTTGCTACTCTTGATCTATCCGAGGCTAGCGACAGAGTCCACCCACACTATGTGGCGCGGATGCTGGCAAACCTGCCGTCTATACGGTGGGCAGTGTTCGCATGTCGCTCCCCTTATGCGTTAGTGCCTGGCCATGGAGAAATCCAACTGGCCAAGTACGCGAGTATGGGGTCGGCCCTCTGCTTTCCTCTGCAAACCATGCACTTTTTCACGATCGTGCTGGCCAGCATTGCGGAAGCGGACGAGGTATCGCTCCGTCAGGCTTCTCGTCGTTTGGCGAGTCGCGCGTACGGAGTATCGGTGTTTGGGGATGACATCGTTGTTCCCAAACAGTACGCAGAGAAGGTCTCTCGCGACCTTGAGTCCTTCGGGCTTAAGGTGAACCAATCCAAATCTTTCTGGAGAGGTTTCTTCCGCGAGTCGTGTGGTGTGGATTTTTACAAAGGCGTGCCGGTTCGTCCGGTGTACCTGCGTGAGAATCCGCCCAAGGACCGCAGAGATGCGGAATCCTTGATTTCGTGGGTCGAAACAGCTAACCAGCTGTATGAGGCGGGCCTCTGGCACGCTTCCGACCTGATGAAAACACACGTTGAAGACATCCTAGGTCCTCTACCCAGAGGATATCTTGGGTGCTTGTCCTGGAGTAGCTACCAGGGCTCGCTTCCACGGGTTACAGGTACGACAAGTACCGGCTGGACGATGGCCGTAGGCCCTCATTTCCAGACCCGTTGGAATAAGGCGTTACACCGAGTCGAAATCAAGACTTGGGTAGCCTCATCCAAGAAGATCGAATCAGTCGTGCACCGTGAAAGGGCACTTCTGAAGTTCTACCTCGATTCAGTCATGAATCGACAGGAAGTCCTGCCGGGGATCTTCACAGTTCCACCGGCCGATCACCTGGATATGTCGTCGAAGCCTTATTCTGTAAGACTACGACGCGAATGGGTGCCCGCGGTCTAACCAGCCGCGGGTTTGGGAGCTTGC